TTAAGAAAACGGTCATTATTGTTTCGATCATTTAGTATTATATGTTAAGTTATCTTAACTATGTCAACACTTATTTTATAGTGATATACCCTTAGTGTTGTTTTTTTGTCAGGATTGCAAGATTCAAGGGCATAGCTATCCCTACTATGAGGAATAGCTTGTCAGTCTTGCTTAGTTCTGAGGTGTATATATTGCTTCGATGTCTTTGTCGTGCCTAGGTCTGTCTTTATCACATCATCGGTCTATCCGTACAGTACGGTTCTCTTAGGTAGCCAAGCAATACGGCTAAATGAGGCGCAATTGCGCTAGTGGTTTCTAGGGGTATTTACAGCCTTTACCGTAGCAACACCAATGAGTACGGGCTAGGCAGAAATAGAAAAACCCCATAAGGTAGCTCTAAGTTGATCCCACTTAACAAAAGAATCCACGACTTTTGCTAAATGCTCAAAGCTACCCTATAGGGTCTTGTGGATTACTACAAACAGGGATCAATCTGCCCACACAGTATACATCAATCTAATTCAGGCCATATCAATTTATAAGTTTTAGGGAATAAGGTCTTTCTGCTAACTAACCCGTGGCTCTGTTGTTCAAGGGTAGCAGCTAGGATCACCAGCTTGTCGTAGGGTATTTCTCCGTTTTGCCACATGGATACGGCAGGAACGCTGATATTTAGCAACTTAGCAACTTTGGTTGGCCCACCAAGTAGACGAATGATAGCAATTGAGTTCATAAGTTATCTTAACATATTTCTTGCATTGTTTATTAAGTTAGGTTAATATGGTGGTACAGCATATGCTGTGTTAATAGGAGAACTCAAATGAGTGAAATAGAATCGCAAACCAATGACTTACTACAGCTTCAAGGTGAACTTGAACGCATCTTTACTGTGCTAGAAGGTGGCACAGACTTATCCAAAGAACAAATTGACTTACTGCGCTATGGCTGTGGCTTTGCGCCAGTTAACCGTCAGCGTGATTTCTTACAAGGTGTATTTAACGACCTAAACCCATACGGAAGAACAATATGATTATTTCTGATACTCAACGAGATTTTAAAATAGCCCCTGCTGGCTTGCATATGGCACGGCTTTATTCCGTCATCGACTTGGGTCACCAAGCTACAGAGTGGGCTGGGGAAACCAAGATCATGCACAAGGTCGTATTAACTTGGGAACTGCACGGGGATGATGATGCAGGGCTACCACTAAAAACAGACGATGGTAAGCCATTAATCGTATCTAAGCGGTATACAGTCAGCCTTGGGGATCAGGCACGGTTACGCCAAGACTTAGAGGCATGGTCAAATAAAAAAATGACCGCAGAAGATCGTAAGAACTTTGACCTCAAGGGCTTACTGGGTAAGTTTTGCATGGTTAATATTACGCACTCGGAAGATGGTAAGTACGCTAATATCTCAGGTATTAGCCCAGTACCGTCTGCCCTGCGTAACGCCCAGCCTGAAGGCATTAATCCCACCAAAATCTTTTGGATACAAAGCTATAAGCAGGAAGAATACGATGCGCTACCTAAGTACTACAAGGAAAAAATAGCGGAAAGTAGCGAGTGGCGGGGTCAACAGGAGCGTGAAAAGAATGTTCCTAAGATAGACAATAATTTACCTGATGACATTCCATTTTAAGGGGCAAATATGATCGTTAAGGAGAAACTAAGTGAATCAGGTCATTGGTACAAGAAAGATGGTAGTCCAGCCTACACAACTATCGGCAAAACTGGGGAACGGGCAACAACGCTCCGTGACGCACGGAAACTCGGACTTCTGCCAAGTGTTACAACAATTAACGGAATGCTATCAAAAGCAGGGCTTGATACATGGAAACAGCAACAAGTCCTCTTAGCTGCCCTAACCCTACCTAGACTGCCTAACGAACCTGAGTCTGATTGGTTAACTAGGGTAATGCAGGATAGTCGGGCCACGGGCAGGGAAGCTGCTGAACGGGGTACTGCAATCCACGCCATTATTCAAACTTGGTTTGAGGGTGTTTATATACCCGAAAAGCCTTTGTACATTAATAAGATTCTAGAAACTTTAGAAAGTGCCTTTGGCAAGCAATTGTGGCTCTCTGAGCAATCTTTTGCTCATCCGCTAGGGTATGGTGGTAAATGCGATTTAATGGCTAAAACGGGCTTTATAGTTGATTTTAAGACTAAAGATACCGACTTGGATAAGGTAGATGTGTACTTTGAACATGAGATGCAGTTAGCTGCTTACCGTGAGGGTCTAGGAGTACCAACGGCTAGGTGTGCCATAGTGTTTGTCAATGCCCTGACCGATCAGGTCAAATTGATAGAAATAGAGCAGGATCGGCTTCAAAAGGGCTGGGAATGCTTTGAACACTTGCTGCGGGTTTATCAGATCAAGAACGGCATATAATTAAAGTTCCTTCACGGGAACGGGGGAAAGCGGGCTTTATGCTTCACATACATAAGCCCCGCAAGTACCCCACTTTTTTGTAAGGTTATTATTTATCTGTTGCATTGTTAAGATAACTTAAGTAAACTGGAGTTACTCCATTGGGGAGTGAGATAGAAAAAGGAGTTTCAAATGAAATATATCAGCGTAGTTGACACAGCAAAATTGGTTAGAGCATCACTCAAAGAATCATTTGCTGGCGTAAAGTTCAGCGTTACAAGCGATAGTTATGCTGGCGGTGCAAGCATCAACATCAAATACAAAGACGGCCCTACAGAAAAGCAAGTTGAAAGCGTTATTTCAAACTTTAAAGGTGCTTATTTTGACGGCATGATTGACTATAAAGGCTCTTGCTATGCAAACCTAAACGGTGAAGAAGTTAGATTTGGTGCTGACTTTATTTTTGTTAAAAGAAATTACAGCGTTGAGTTTTTAACCAAAATGGCTAATGAAGTTGCCATCAAATATGCCGTAGAAGAAGCCTTTGAAATAGTTGATAGCGTTTACAGCGGTGCTTATATAAAAGGTTGTAATCAAGTTTATTTGCAAAGCAGCAGATATTTTGCTTCACAAGTAGCAACTGAAGCCTCAGAAGTTAGCTTTTGTGAAACAAAATCAAGCAAAACCGCTTCTACCGTTTATAGCATGGGTGATGACGGTTACGGTCAAGGTTGTGTTGGCAAATTGGCTGCTTAAGGGGAATGACATGAACCAAGAAAAATTAGCAGAATGTTTGACCCAATACTTGACAGAAGAAAACGCCAAAGATTATTCGGCTACTGTAGATAAGTTGTTGTTTTGTGAGTACCTAACTGATCTACCTTTTCAAAGCAAGATTTTGGATAAGTTTGAAGAAGAAATGTTTATTTATGCCTGTAGCTTGGGTTTTTGCAAAGAAACGGACTAGCCATGAATAGCTTAAAAACCTTAGAAAACAGCCTGTACTGGCAACAGGTTGTACTTAAACAAAGCCGTGACCCAGTTCAGATAGCACGGGTCAAACAAGCAATTATTAAGTTACAGCAACAAATAATTAATTTAGGAGAATGAGATGAACTTAGAAAAATTACAAGAAAAACTACCCGTTTTGCCAAACTTTAGGTTTATTGGGTCGGATTTTGTAGAAGTGCTAGAAAAGCCATATAGCTTTATTAGAGATGACAAGCTGTTTATTAGCGGTGAAAACGGTGATAACGCTTGTGATTATTATGGTGAATTTAGAGGGGGGTACGCTTACATCAACCCAATCTTAGAAGAATTTGCTAAGAAAAATGGGGGGTTTTTTGAATGGGAAAATCCAGCTTGTATTGTGTTTTGTAAAAATTAATTAAGGAAAAAATTATGAAATATTTACTATTACTTACCCCCCTTGCTTTAGTCGCTTGCGGTACTACTAACCTTTTTGAACCACCCAATGTCAGCTTAGAAACTGACAAACAGGCGTTTCATATGAGCCGCCAGCAAGTCATATTAGGTATTACGGAGTGTGAAGAAGCTGGTACACGCCCCGTAGTCATTACCGCTAAGCGCAGGATCAACGGGGTTATGAGCGATGTACCCGTAGAAGTGACCTGCAACCCCCGTTATAAGATATTTCACTAGGAGATCACCATGCTAAAAAGCGAAAAAGATGCAGAGTTATTTTATGCAGCACAGCGTAAATTTACTGACCGCCAGCGCATGATTGATAAGGGCTGGGGTGATTTAGATGCTTACAAGCGTTTACGGGAAGCAGAAAAGAAGAAGGAGCGTATCGAGTCTATTCGTATGTTTTTTTGGGGTGGAGTAGCAGCAGTCTTGTTTTGCCTC